TGTTACACCAATATTATTTATATCGCTGTTCAAGTTAGCTGGTGAAACAGCATAATTGATATTGTCAGCCACTTGTGTAGCCAACTTACCAGCATAATTAATAGCTTTTTTCGCTGTATCTTTCATACCAACAACCATTCCCATTGGCACCCATCGTGTTATCTTAGCAACAACCCTAGATGGTGAGTGGATAGCTAAAGCACTTCTAATAGCACTAGCAGCCGCATTAGCGATTGACTGAGCTGTTGCCATTACTGCTCCAGCCCTTGACTGCATACCAGCAATGAAACCATCCATCAGATGGCCACCAGCCGCAACAAATTGGCCATAATAAGACTGTAATGTATTTACTGCTTGGCTTCCCATCTGTTGAACCGTGCTAACTACTGTTGATTGAGCTTGTCTAATTCGACTTTCCAACTGACTCATACTATTTGATGTTGCATTGTTAATGCTGTTAAATGCATTTTGCAACGTTTGTTCCATTTGTGAAGCTGCTTGTTGCACTGTACTTGAAATAGTACTAAAGCTTGAACTAATGTTCGAACTGATGCTTGCCATAGTAGAACTAATGTTACTAGCAACAGAACTAAATGTTGAACTAGTTGTTGATTGAACTTGGCTGCAACCTTGTTCTACTGCACTAGTTACACCTTGCATAGCGCTTTGAACTTGTGACTGCATATTCTGGAAATTTGAAACAACCCCAGTGGCCAAGTTTGCTGTTGCTGTATTTGCTGTATTCGCAACATTTTCCCAAGTCGCTTGGTTAGTCATACTTACGTTATTTAAGCTTGTTTGTGCTGCCATGTCTACTTGTGACATGTTAGCGCCAACCACTCCAGGCATTAGTCCAGTTTGCAAGCTTGCTGCACTGTTAATAGCGGTGAATTGGGCGTTTGCATTCGCTGAAAGTGCATCTAATTGGGCGTTTGAATTAAGTGTCATAGCGCTTAAATTAGCATTTACATTTTCAGCCGCCATCGCTGTATTCGTTGTAGCAGCCGTGTTCACTGCTGCCATATTCATGTTCGCACTGTTTGACATTTGCATAAACTGCATATCAGAGTTCATTACCATTCCAGTAATGTTAGTTAATGCTCCCATTGAACCTATCCCAGTTAGTGACATCATTGAATTAGAGATACTTGTAAAATGTGCAATAGCACTAGCATCTAAATTCGCAAATGATGAACTCATTCCATCAAGTGAAGCTGATGCACTAGCGCTTGACTGTGCTATTCTACTTGCAGCACCTTCAGCAGCCGCTGCGGTTCCTTCTCCACTCTCCTGGGCTTTCTGTTTCATTTGATCCATGCTTTCACTTACTTGTTGGCTTGACTCTTTCGACTTAAGCCCAACATATTCAAGGGCTTTTCCTATTTTGTCACCAATCCACTTGAATACATCACCAATGGCCTTAAATACAGCATCAACAGCATTTCTAAACCATTCACATTTATTATAAAGTGTTACTAGTCCACCAATTATTACAGCTGCAACAATTCCCCAAGGCCCCAGTAAACTCATGAATGCAACCCTTACAGCAGCCAAAACAGTAGTAATAACAGTACCAGCTGCACTTACCACGCTACTAACAGCACCCCATGCAGCTAAAGCCACTTTACTACCATTTACAGCGGCTGACAATACTGTCATAGCTGCTTTAACAGTTGTAACAACCGTTACGATAAGTCTAAATGCTCCAGCAGCTGCTAGAACTGTTGCTATTAAAGTTCTTAACCATTGGTTATTCTGTAATGTCTGGTTAAGCCATGATAAAAATGCATTTACGATGCTTAGCACCACGTTTATTACTGGCGCGGCTGCACTTACTAGAGATCCTAGTACAGAAACAACCATGTTGATAGCTTGCATTGCTATCTGTGCAAACGTAACAAATAATTGTTTAATATTAGTCCAGATTGAGTTCATTAAGTCATGTGTTGTCTGGTTAGTATTGTATAAATGCACGAACGCTGCGACAACAACACCTATTGTTGCGACAACTCCTAACATCGATACACCAACACGGCCAAACACTTCAGATACAGCTGTTAAAGCTGCTTTTACTCCAAGTCCACCTTCTTCAATTGGTTTTAACCATGAGTGAATTAATGTCAACGCTGGTACGACCGCTAAGGCCACCCCAGCTAATGTAATCATCTTAGCTATTAATTGTGCTACTCCTGGGTTTGTTTGCATTAGCGCATTAAACCATTGTAAGAATGCATTAGCAACATTTAAGATTGACATCGCTAACGGTGCCATCCCTTGCGCTAGTAGTGAGAATGTTTTTGCCAAGTTACCAATCAACTGACCAACTTTTGGCGCTGCTTCTTCGATGTATTTAACAAAGTTCTTAAATGCTTGGTTCTGACTTAATTGACTGCTCCACTCTCTGAAACGTCCCATAAGTCGTTCAAACCAACTCATTGCTGTTGCTGCCATTGGCCCAAACGCTGCGAACATTTGAACTAACCCAACTGCTAAATCACGGAATGCACCCCTAATTTTTGGCATGTTCTCATTCACGTAATTCGTAAATTGTTTCATCCCTTGACTATCAGCCAGCTTAGCACTCCATTCATCAACTCGCTTACTCATGTCTAAGAACCCTTGTGACATACTAGCAGCTAATGGCCCAAACGCAACCATTAAACTAGCTAATGAACGACCAAAGAAACCAACACCACGCGCAACTTTATCCAGTGTACTTGCACCGTTACTATTTAAGTAATTAAAGAAACGCTCCATTGGCGCGCTATCCATTGATTCATTCAGCGACTTAGATAAATTTTTCATTACTCCAGAAGAGTCCACCATTAAGCCGTTAAGTTTATTCAATACTTTTCTAGCAGCTTGAACTCCATTATTGAACGTTTCAAAGTTATTAGACTCTAATTGGTCTGATAACTTCTTATGATCTTCCTTAAGTCCGTTAACAGAGTCCCTTAAAGCTTCCATCTCTTTAGTTCCTGGGCCTTCACCTTTCATAAAGTCCTTGAACTTTTTCATGTGGCCAACTGCTGTAACTGCAAATGCTCCAATAGCAGCACCCGCAACGCCAAAGGCACTAGTAAGCCCTAGTAAGCCACCAGTTAGCACTCCAGTCATCGCCCCAACCGTTGCTAATGCTCCAGTAGCAGCAGCACCAAAAGCCGCGATTGATGGTATTACAGCTATGAATGTACCTTTTAAAATATTACCTAGTACAACACCCCAAGATCTGATCGACTCAGCAATGTTGTCTAAATCTCTATAAAAACGCTCGTTTCTTGCTCTAATTTGCAAGAATATTTCTTTTCCAATTTGTCTAGCTTTTAAGTTAGCTATTTCTTTTCTGAATAAAGCCGTTCTGGCCTTAACATTAATGTGGTAGTCCCTTTTCTTTGCTAATAACGCGTTTAACTTAGCTGTAAAGCCTTTTGTATCAGCATGAACAGAAACTTCTATCTTTTTACGCAAACCGCTCTCACTGGCTTTTAATTCAGCCATTTTCTTGCGATATTCGCTAATATCTAATGTGACTGGCTTTTTAATATGATCCTTGCTCCACTGTGTTGCAATAATCTTAATTTCATCAAGCTTACGTTTAGCGCGTGTTATATCAGCATCTATAGGTTTTGTTTCTTCCCTAGATACTTCACGCGCTTTTTCGTTAACTTGGTTCAATTTAGCAATGGCCTTAGTCACGTTAGCATCAACGTCCTTTGTGCTTTCTTTTGCTAATTCTTTTGCTTTTTGGTCTACTCGTTCCATTTTTGCCATTGCTCGTTTTACATCAGCATCAATTGGTTTTGTACACTCAAAAGCTGTTTCTTTAATTTTCTTGTCAACTTGTGACATCTTACGTAAGAAACTTGATATATCAGCACTTATCTTAGCATTAAAACGTTCCTGCATAGCGCGCACCCTCCTTCTAAATTCTATTTTTCTTGGTAATCGTTAAACCAGTTTCTAAGGGCTTCAGTTTGCTCCTTAGAATACACTTGGCCTTTTTCTTCATTATTCTTCAGAACTTTCTTGCGGGCCTTATCTCCATTAAATAGCTTTTTAGATGTAATTCGTTTTTCATTATTAGCACGCGCATTAAATATAGCAGCGATTGAAAAGCGTTCTAGTTCGTCTACTTCATCCAGGAAAGCGCCTTTTAAAAAGTTCTGATATTCCCTATTAGTCCATGAATACATCAACTGCACATCATAAACTTTTAAATACCTTGATACACTTTGCTCAAAGTCATCAAAATTTATACCGTTACTCCCAGATCTTTCAGTGACTCCTTGATCATTTGATAAGCTCTCTTGTTGTCTTCCTTCTCCGTTTCCGTCTTCCCTTGAGTATTTAAGATCGTTAAGCCATCTTTCAACTTCGCTGCTTTTCTTCTGAAAAAAGCACTATCATCCAACACACTCATTGCTTCTTTAAATAATTGTAAAGTATCTCCTTCTTCATCAATTCTTTCTTGTAAAGCTTGTTCAATATCTTCACGCTTAAATTTTCGGTTAGGTATATAAGCTGTACCGCAATCCCAGAATTTTACAAGTGCTTCTTCATCGTTTTGGATAATTCCCATAAAAATATCTGAAAAAGCATCTGTTTGTTCGTTTCCATTTTGATATTCTTGCTTAGCACGTTTAGCAAATGCAAACGTTCCTTTTGCTTCGTATTCGTTTCCTTTAATAGTTAAAAATGCTGCCATTGTTGTATTCTCCTTGTTTTTAAATAAAATTATAAAGGGTGATTATTCACCCTTTATTATATGCTTTCTACTCTTGCTGGTTGGCCACCTCGTTCAGTTGCCACTTCACTAGCTGGCGCCGTTACTTTTTTGTACGTACATTACCAGTAGTTTCTCCTGGTTTTTCAAAGTCGTAACTTCCAGCGTTTAAGAACTCGTCTGGTAATTTATCTAACTCACCAAGTTTAGACTCACCAATTACCTGTAAAGTTCCGTTTAACTCAACAAACCCATCAGCTGGTTCTTCTTTCTCAACTGACTCAATTAAGCAACGCGCAAATACTGCATCGTGTTTTTCGTTAGCTTTTAATGTCTTATCGATAAGCCATGCTTTGATCTCTTTCTTATCTTTAATAGCGCGCATAACTTCTTTTTGACCTTCATCATCACTTTCACCATAACAAGTAAATTCTAGTGACTCTGATGTTGGCCCATAAGCTAACACACGCCCAAATTTAGTTTGTTCATCAGCTAAGTCATTTTCAATCGCATGTTTAGTTTCTGTTAAACTTCCAACGATGCAACCTTTATCTCCTTTAGCTTTATCTTCCACTTGTAATATTAATACTGTATCTTTACCACTTTTTGGCATAGTTTAGTTCTCCTTTATATAAAATTTAAGTCTTAGTATTCCATGTTGTGTGCGGCCATCTATATCATCAAAAACAGTAAGTGTTAGCATTTCAGTTTTAAAGACTTTAAATTCTTCATTTAACTCTAAGTATTTCTTTGATATAGTCTTAAGCGCACTATCTAACATTTCATAACATTCTTTTTTACCTTTGTAATTGCTCCAGGCGTGAATTGTGAAAATCACTTCTTCACCAAAATTAGTTTTAGTAATAAATTCTTTAGTTTCTGGAGTACCAACAGCTAAATAAGGATATTCAGTACTATGTTCAACATAATCAAATACCTTATATCCAGTTTCTTTTAACCTTTTAAACAATGCTATTTGTAAAGGTAATAGTGATGTTTTTATCATTGATTATCTCCTTCCTAAAGACTACTTAATTCAGATATCCAGAACGCACGACCAATTTCAATTGATGGATACCAGAACGGTTGCGGGTGCATACCATACATTGTCACCCACCTATTTAATTTAGTTGAATAGAAACGCCAAGGAATTTTTTTCGCTCGACTTCCTCTAGTTGCATATATACCAGTACCAAATTCCACGTATATCCCGTGTTCGGCTCCAACTCGTACATCAGCGGTGAACCCACCAACAGAACTTTCTATCGATCCTCTTAATTGGCCTTCATCAACTGGAGCAAGCCCCTTAGCATTGTCTTCTATTGTATGGGCTGTTCTTGCTACTATCCTTTGTACTTTCTTACTTACCTTTTGAGTATAAGCCCTCGCATATGCTTCTAATGCTGGGTTACCAAACTTTATTGACATCTTCTAATAGCAGCCCTTATAATCTCTTGTTGGCCGCCTTGATCTTCAAAGTCACTTACGAACTCGTACCTAACACCCAAATAAACTATTATCATATCTTTTGCAAGATGTTCTAATTCGTTATATCTGAAATATAAGTATCTATCAAAAGTAAATTCTAATCTAGCAGCTTGCAAGCGTTCGTTACTGCTTGGAGTGTCAACAAAGCACTCTAATTGCTTAACCACTTCATCAGTTTCAGTATGGCCGCCCGCTTCGTCTTCAATGTATTTTTTGGCGTGTACTTCTACGATGTGTGGAAACTCATTAAAAAGCATGGAATTTCAACCTTCTATATGGCGTTAGCAATGAAAGCATACTTTCGGGATATTCAGTATTGTAAGTATAAGATACTGTTCCCATTGATCTAGATTTTAATTCAACTGGTACCATATTTAGTTTTATTGCTTTAGAAATAAACAGTAAAACGGCTTGTGGTACTTCGTCATCAAAGTCATTATTACAATAAGCTTTCACCCAGTCTAAGCAAATAGAATAGTATAGAGTGATAAACTCATCATGTTCATCACTCTTAATGTTGGATAGCATTTTAATTTTTTTTAGGTAATTATTCATCTGTATCAGCTTCTTTTACTTCTTTTTTAGCTGCTTTCTTAGGTGCAGCCTTTTCCTTAACAATAGTATATTTCTGATGCGCATACACGTTCTCATATGCAAATTCAGTAACCTCTACTATTCGACCATCTGGCGTTTGTACCTTAATCAAGCCATTCACCTCGCTTATTTATTTATTAAAGTGCTTTAGGTTTTAAAGCAGCAAATGCATCATCTTTAACATTTAAGTAAGCAACATGCATTGTAGCTCTTAGCGCAAACATATCTTGCTCAAATAGGTTTACAGGTTTACCATCAGCACCTTGGATAGTTGATAATTGTGCATCAGTTGATACTGCATACTCAATGTCTTGTAACACTCCGTAACGTGCATAATCCCAGTCACCAGTTAAAGCAACTGCTTTAGTTTTGTCAATGATATCTTTTGATGTGTATGAAATTGGTAATCCTAAGATCTCATTTGATTTAGAATCAAACATTGGATATCCATTTGTATCTGTTACACTTCTCATTTTAGCTTTAAATGCTCTTGATGTTAATAACCCGTTTGGATCATGTTCATCAGCTTCAACTAATGCTAATAAGTCAGCTAAATCAAAGTAAAGGTTTTTCCCAGTACCTTCAGTAACTGTTTTACTTTTAGCTTCAGCCATTTCAAAGATTGATTTACCAGTACCCCATGGTGAGTCAGTACCAAATAATACAGCTGAGTCAAACGCTCTATAGAATGCTTCAGCGATTAATGGTGCTGCAATTTTCATAAAGTCTTGAACGCTGTAACGTAAGAACTCTTTAGAGAATGGAATAATAACACCAAGTTTTTTAGTTTCCATTTCAGCTTGTTTCCATTCAACCTTAGATGTTTGAATACGTTCAGCTTCTGACACCCAGTAAGCTCCAGGCCCTTTAGCTAAGAATGTGAATTTTTTCTTAGGTTTTCCTTGCATATCCTCATATTTAGCTAACTGCATTACAGCTGAATTTTTAATTACTTCTTTTAGTACTAGTGTACCTTCAGACTCTGGAATTTTACCAGTTTTCGCATCTTGTAATAATACGTTATTCGGGTTATGTGGTTTTGTTGTCATATAAATTTACCTCTTTACTTTCTTATATTGAATTGATTAGCTATTTCAGCTATATTGTTTGAATTGTTTTGGCCACCTTCAAAAGTTTTCACTTCACGGCCATTGTTTTTGAACTTAGCATCTACTTGGCTTTGTACAGCGTTTTGGAATAATTCGTTAAAGCTTTCTAAGTTTGTGTTAGTTTCATCTTCATCATTACCAATTAAATGATTGACAAAATCTAAAGGTAAGCCAAGATCATTAGCTTTCTTCATAGCTAAATTAGTAAGCTTTTCACGTTCTCTTTCCAGTCTATCGCTTTCAAGTTGTGCCTTAAGTTCTCTTATTTCTTTCTGTTCTGGAGTTTCTCCAGGGTTACGCTTAGAAACTTCTTCATCAACAAGCTTACTTAAATTATTATCTTTCCAAGTTTGTAACCCTTTAGAAAAGTGGCTGTCTAATCTTGGTTGTAACAGCTTTGCGCCTTCTTGACTATCTAAGTAACTGTTTACTACTTCGGCCGTTGGTTTCTTCAGTTCGCTTAGATATTCACTAACCGCGCTATCTTGTGAATTAGTTTCTATAAATGTTTTGACTTCGTTTAAGTCCATGTGTTTACCTCCCGCCCATTAAGTTCGCGCCTTAATGTTCTGATGTATTTTATTTAGATAGTTTAATGTCATATCCAGGACAATTATTATTTCTTTATATTTTCTTTATAAAGTTCTTTGTTATCTTTAATAAAATCTTTGCGCCACTCGTTGTAAGTGACATATTCTATTTTTTTATTAGGTGCAACCACTTCACGCTTAGCACGCTTTTCAGCTTCACCCTTGCTTAAATCTTCATGTTTAATTAGTTCCGTTATCCTCTTGGCCAGTTTCTTCTGGTACTTAGGATCGTTGTAATTCCTCGATGTTCTGAACTTAGGTAAACCCCTTAGTACATGGCATCGACAATTTATATCCTCGCTTGGTACTCCAAACATCCTTGGCCCTTTAGCTTTATGGCCGCCACTGTGAAAGTAACCATCTTCATCAGCTTTACGACCGTCTAGCGCTGCATGTGAAGCCCTAACCCTGCTATCTAAGGTTGCTAACCAGTACTTGTTTACTGATATACCAGCCTTCCTTAATTGCTTATCACTTTCTAAAGTTGCCATTGTTCTAGCGCGTCCATTCTCTGTACGTACAACGCGGCGCGCCTTAGTTGCGCTTATTCCTACCTTCTTACTAATCTCCTGGGCTGTTTTCTCATAGCTATCACCCTTGATAGCACCTTGTGTTATAGTCTTCTGTATCTCTCTTACTATCTCACTGCGATGTTGTGCTAATACGTTAGGTAGTTTCATCTTATCAATAGGGTTGTTAAGCAGCTTATTAAGTACATTTTCGCTTGGTATGTCAAAGCCCATCTCTATAGCGCTTTGTATCTTGGTATCATAGATATCATAAATACGTTGCTCCAGGAATACATTCCTATTAGAGTTTCTAATCTCTTTTAAGATGCTCTTATATGCTCCAGTAGTCTTACTCTCAAACTGTTTCATGAACTTTCTTAATCGTCCATACTTTGATAACTGCGACCAAGTAAGCTGGCCACCTTTGCTAAGTGATCCATACATCTGGCCAAGTAAGCCCAGGTACTCTTGTGTTAAGTTCAAGAATACCTGGTCAATGGCTTCATTCGCTTCAACGCTATACTGCGCTATCTTTGCTTCTAGTTCTGTTAACATCTTCTTCACCTTCAATCGGTTCTAGTGGCTCGTTAGAGTATCTTAAAGCTTCTTCTTCTAGCTTTTCTTTCTCAAAGTCAACATCATCTATTAGAGTTGATTGACTTAATCTAGTATCTTCACTCACAACCCCTTGTAATGTTGTTAGTATTTGTGCTTCTTCTAGTCTGTTTACTGGTACATTTCTTGTAAACGTGAAATACATATCCAGGTAAGACTCATCATTTAAGCTAAACCCTCTATGTTTCCAAGCTGTAAATAAAACTTTAAATTGATACATTAAAGCACTCTTGAACTTACGTTCTGAAACTATTGACTTGTTCTCTAGTGCCATTAGTTTGTACCTAATCGCAACACCAGAACTATTCCCGCCAAATGTTTCATCATTAAAGTTTACAGTCTTAGCAAACTTAGAAATGTTATCATCTAAAAGCCCAAGCACATTCATTATAATTGTATCGTTAACATCTTTAGTTAAGTACTTGATATCCATTCTTTCATCAATTAGTTCAAATACTCCAGTCTTATGTAACTGTTCCAAGGTTTCTGGATCAGCACCCATTCCCTTAAGTACCAAGTAAGCAAGCCTTCCAGCTTCTATCTCACTAACTGCACCAGACACTATTTTGTCATAAGCATCTATTAATGTGTACACTTTTTCAGCATCACCCATTAATTCATCGTTGTTCTTAACTCCGAACAGTGGCACATGCTCGAACATATGTAATTGTTGATCAACAAAATTTATACTTCCGTTTTGACCTTTAAAGTAATAAATGTACTTATCATCGTAAAATTCACATTCAATATTATTGTCATTGTCAACCGCATATCGCATAGCATATACTGGCTCTGAAATGTTATCACCAAAGAATACAGCTTCCCAAGGCTTGATATTTTTAATACGTTCATTACCTTCTAAGTCGATGTAACATAACCTTGCTGCATAACCGCAAATAGTGGCCAGTTTACCAAGTTCACTGTCTAAGTCTTCAGCTAAGTTCCTTAAGTTAAAGTTTTTAATCTTTTCTTTAAGTTTGTCATCTTCTTTGTCATAGTCGTACACAATAGGTACACCATACATATAACCAGTTTTAGTATCGACAATATCACTATCGTAACTGTTAGCAACTGAATTATGTATCTTGTCATCGATACGATAAACATTACCACCAGTTTCAAAGTCACCCAGCTTAACCGCTTCTTGTTGAAAAATAGGTACTTCAACGCCTTTATAACGGTTGTATTTAGTCTTGTTTTTGTTCATCTTAGCAATGTTCTTTTCTATTACCTTGATGATTATTTCTTTTGTTATCCCACTTGCCTGGATCTGTTCAATAAATTCATTATTAGTATTCATCTAGCGATCAGCCCCCTTTCTTCTAGCTTTTAATCTCATATGAGAGTATATAGCATATCTCATTGAGTCCATCACATCATCATTTTCTTTTACTGGGTTCCCAGTCTTTTCATCCCATACATAGTTGTAAATCTCTTTCTTAAACATTTTAACCTTGTCAGATACAACAAAAAAGCGGCCAAGCTTTATAAGTCTTGCCACTTCCTCTATCCCACTTAATACACTCTTATCAGCGTTTATGGCCCTTATACGTTCCCGTCTGAAGCGTTCAACGTGCTCTGGCCTTGCACTATCACAATAAAAGTTTATGTTACCATATCGCGCCTTTATATCAAGCGCAACATCAGCCCAATAATCTATTTCTTTGAATTGCTTAGCATGTTCCTCTAGTAAGTACCAGTTGTTTAGCTTGTCTATACCAAACACCACTATACTACCAAAGTGACTGTAACCCCAGTCAACTCCAGCTATGT